GATTGATGATCCTAGTAGTGCCATAATGTTAGTCTTTCATGTAGGTTAGTTTTTCTTGAGATGCCCACGGAACCATTGATGCAATATTTTCAACGGTCATGTCAAGTTTTGGGCAGTGAGTGAATTTTGGAGCGGACGATCTGCAATCAATGCAGTTGGTGCAGGCATGAACGTAGTCCATATTGTGACGCTTGTCAGACTTCTCGCCCCATTTGCCGTCCACCTTCTCGTAGCGGTCAGAGTCATACGGGACATTGTTCGATTCAATGTATTCCCACACATCCTCGTGAGTCCAATCCCGCAATGGGAACATCATGTTCGCCATGTCAGGAAGTATCCTTGATTCAATTCTAGTTCCAGCATCACCACCTAAAATCGGGTCTGAGTCGCATCCCTTGTGACCAATCCAGACACAATCGAAGGCGCTTGCCTGTAAGTGGGACTGCTTGGGACGCTCCAGAATGTCAAGGGCGCAAACCCACGGAAGATCCTTCTCTGGTTCCACGATACCTGTGGGACAGGTCATGACTGTGGAGTTGATCTGGTAAAAGTTCTGCACTTCAAACTCATCGTCCGTCTGCTGGAACTGACTCAATTGTGGATGCCACGAATAGACCAGTAACCCCCAGTCCTGAATCAACTTGTCATGGAACTTGTACTTCCACGCCTGCCAAGGCTCACGAAAGAATACGATTGGATACGAAATACCCAACTTCATCATAATGTGAAGAAGCACCATGCTGTCCTTGCCGCCAGACCAAGCGATCACCCCTTTAGGGAATGCGCTGACTCCACGAAGAATAAGATTCCTTGTATGTTCAAGTTTTGTCATTAGATAAGGGCTGCACCAATTATTGCGCCACCAGTAGCAATTCCACCAACAGCGGAACCAATGCCACCCATCATACCAGCTTTTCTGGAAGCATCTGCCGATGCCTGTGCCGATTGCGCTTGAAGGACATCTCTACGACCTGCCGCAGCTAGGTTAAGTCCGGCATCTGGATTGATAAGACCCGGGGTGGATTTACCAAGCATTCCTCTGCCATACTCTGTGAATTGTTGACCCATTCCGTATGCAGCAGGAGTCCCAGCCAGAAGGCCAAGGGCTGGTGAATAGAATTGCTGTGATGTTTCGTATGCCTGACCAATGCGTCCAGCAGCTTCTTGCCGCTTACCCACCTTGAATCCTTCTCTGCTCATGGCTTCTCCTACAATTCCAAGATTTCCACCTAGCCTACCAGAAGCTCCATAGGTTTCACGTGCAGACATTTTTGCCAGCCTTTCCTCTTGGGGCGACAGTCCTTGAGAGGCAGCATATGCTTGCTCCGCTTGGAGGTTCTGAAGCTCCATCATTCGCTTGGCCTCTGGGCTGATACCACCAATAAGTCCTCTAACTTGAGCGGTTTGCTCACCCATACTGGTGAACTCAGCACCTCTAGCGGCTTGGACTTGTTGTTGTGCAGCAGCAGTAGCACGAGCTTGAGCCTCTTGTGCAGCTTGCTGATACTGATTCATCTCAGCAATGTTTAACTCAGCAAACTTAGGTCTGTACTGTTGCTCGAAACCCAGAAGGGCCGGCAATGCTTCACCATACCCAGCGACATACTGTGAAATATCTCCTCCTATTTGGGATTGTGAAACAGGTTTTGGAGTCGGAACTTTTGTTTTTTTACCCATCTTATTTTCTTGTTAATTTATTGTAAAACCTGTCCATGCTGTAGACCCTGACTCTAGGCGAGTCCTGAAAATCTCTCTGGAACGATATGAATTGGAAGTCATCCTTGAATTTTGTCAATGCCTTAACCATGTTTCCAGAACAAAACGTCACGAACAGGGTATTGCACTTATCAAACTCAACCGCGCACTCGGGATCTGAATCGATGGAGTAGTGACAAACAACAAAAGAATCATGGTCGCAAACAACAAGACCATGCTCAAGATGCCAAGTAAGCAGTGGTAGGAAGTCGATTCCGTTTGATTTGTATTCATTGATTGTTTGTTGTAGGTGCTGGTTCATGCCGAGCGGATTAGGCAGCCAGAAAAATATGTTTGAGAATTTCCAGAAGTACTAACACCTCCAGCTTTTAAATGATATCCAAATAGTTCTACATAATCTGTTGATCCATTAAGATAAATTACATCACATATGTTTGATCTAATGGCTAAATTATCAGGTTGACCTGACCCCAATGAATATTCCACGCCATTTTTATAAATTGCACATAAAATGCTAGGAGAGCCCGGAATGAAAGCAACACAACCACTAATTAAATAATATCCTGCTGTACTTGGAGTAAATCTGCTTGATGTAAAATTTGAATTAGTATCAAAATCGAAAAAGGCAAAAAACAATTTTGTAAATACTCCTTGTGCAACAAATGTTGGTGTTGTTTGATAAACTCTGAACGCAGGCCCTGTTCCAGCCACATTTGAACCAATTGCCGATTGAATCACTGATGCAGATCCCATTTCATTTGAAGTGATACCTTGAGATCTAATCTTTAGCTTACCATTAGCAACCTCAAGCGTAGTCCCAATAACAGCATCACCCGTCATTGTTGTTTGATCAATGATATTATTCATCTTCGTGCTAGTAATCGTGTCAGTAGCCGTAAATGTGTAAGTCGTATTAACTGCGCCCATATTTTTATTTTTGCGATAGAATTTGTCTGTTTGTCACTGCACCAGCAACCTTGATTGAGTTGATCTTTGGCGATCCCTGAGTTCTTGTCAAGACAAGAGTTCCAGTATAACCCCTAATCCCTGCGAGTCTGCATCTAATACTGGCGGTTTCTGCTTCATTAGGTGAGCTTGGAGCTAGTACAGTCCCACCAAGAAACTGAGTAGTTGTGCCAATCAGTGAAGCATTGTCTGGATCCTCTGCCGCAAAGGAAATGGAATACTCACCCGTATCACCAGCAAGATTCTGCATATTAATCTGGGCATCTGTAAACCTTTTGCGCTCCATGGTCTTCAGGTCGTAACCACGGGTAGTTAGTGAAGCATTGATTGTTGCTGTAACCAGATCACCACCTACGTTTGACACGTTAAGACGGTCTACAGAGCTTTCAGAAGCATCAATCTGGTGCAATCCACCATTGCCAGTCACTGCATACAGATCATTTCTTACTCCTGCGCCACCAACAACTAGGTTTTTAATTAGAAAGCGAACGTCTCCGTAGGTGTCCAGTGATTCCCATCCTTGGTTTTTAAAATTATAGACTAGAATCGAATTGTTCCCACGAGCATCATTAGCCCCAGCAACAGAATCAAGGGCAACTGCAAGGTAGTACCTGTTATCAAACAGAATTCCAACTGCATCTGCGGCAAAGTTCTTATTGATTCGGTCAATGTATGGCTGAATGTTTTTTGAGATTGGCTCCTCAGCCCCACGAAGGTTGTAATCATTGAGGAACTCAAGAGAATACACACCATCGTCCGACAAGAACATCATCGTATTTCCCTTCATTACCACGGACTTTCTGGCAAGGCATCCAATTTCTGACGTTAGTTCCTTTACAGTGCAGTCAAGTAGACTGCCTAGTGTTCCTTTTACAAGATGAAGACTATTTCTGTTGAGTACAACAAGTGCATCGTCATAGAATCCATGCATTCCAACGACATAGTCTGCCGTGCCACCACTAACTCTGAATTGATTCTCGATCTGGTCAAACGTGGTAGTATCAAGAATGTCGGATACTGCAATCTCGTCAGAAATCTTTCTACTGGTGTACGTTGGAGAATCAAATGTCCCAGATTGGTCGTAGTAATACGGAACCCAGAGCCTCCTCTGGAAGTGAATACCCCAAGGTGCGGCAGGTTGATGCATGAATCCACCACCAACGCTAAATCTGCCACCAAACTCAAAAATATCAGAACTTGATGTGTTGTAATTGCCTACTGGTGCATACCACTTGATTGTAGTTGTTGTTGCCTCAGTCACTTGGTATTCTTTCCCAAGCATTTCAGCGAAGTCAGCAGTTGCGGTCTGACGAATGACAATAATATCTCCAATTTTAATGGTGACGTTTCCGACTACTGTTGCCGTGACAAGCCCGCTTACAACGTCTACGTCTTTTGCCGTGATGTTAAACGTTTGAGGTTGGGTATAAGCACCACCCGGAGAAAGCGTAAATCCGTCAGTGGCAGTAGCTATATCAGTTCCAAAGGTAACCGTCTGGCTAGTAGTAAACACATAGGTGAAAGTGTCGGGATCAACCACGGATGCAACTGCAAACGTCCCATTGGCAGGGGTTCCACCAGTAAGGCCAGCAATCGTAATGCTCGTACCAACTAACAGTCCATGCTCGCGCACTGACATCGTTACTGTGGTAGTTCCAGCTTGGGATGCTGATAAAATAGGTCTACCATTTGGATACCACTCAAGTGCCTGCTGACCATCACGGAACAACATTACCTTGTCGAATAGCTGGATCATCTCTCCATCCACGCCAATGGCCTGACCCGATGGGTAGGGAATGTCCGTGATCGCAAGGGTGGCCAAATCGATCTTCTTAGCTACGGTATCCATAGCAACGATGAT